GGTCCGCACCGCGAAGGTTCGCACCGCCAAGGTCCGCACCGCCAAGGTCCGCACCGCGAAGGTTCGCACCGCCAAGGTTCGCACCGCGAAGGTCCGCACCGCGAAGGTTCGCATCGCCAAGGTTCGCATCGCGAAGGTTCGCATCGCCAAGGTTCGCATCGCCAAGGTTCGCATCGCGAAGGTACGCATCGCCAAGGTTCGCATCGCGAAGGTACGCACCGCCAAGGTCCGCACCGCGAAGGTCCGCACCGCGAAGGTTCGCACCGCCAAGGTCCGCACCGCCAAGGTCCGCACCGCGAAGGTTCGCACCGCCAAGGTTCGCACCGCGAAGGTCCGCACCGCGAAGGTCCGCATCGCCAAGGTTCGCATCGCCAAGGTCCGCACCGCCACTAACGGCTTTTATCAGCGTCTCGCGCAATGTATTGTTTTCAGATTCGTACTCGAACAGAACAGAGCCTGTCCAGCGGTGTTTGATTTGAATTTTGATTTTCATTATTGGTGGGGGTTAAAGAGTTTTTATTTCCGCCAGCGCCTTTTCTACCTGCTTGTTCAGCGATAGTTTATTTTGCTTAGCGGCTTTCTTGGCGTTCTTTACCGCGCTCTCCTCTATGCGGAAGGTGAAGTTCTTTTTCATAGGTCGAATTTAGTGCCATTAATTGTACTTTCACAAGCGGTCAGTGAGATTTATTTCTCCACCCTATTAAAACCTCCTTTTTGCCGTTGAATTTCGTCCTGCTTGCGTCTCGTTCATTCACGGTCCGTATTTCCACCGTCATTGAGTCGCCCAAAATAATCGAGACAAACCCGCCGTTTTCGTCTATGTGGTGAGTCCTTGTGATTAGTCCCAATTCGTTCAGGGCTTTAAGAAGTGGTATCGCTGCATTGTTAGCTACAAAATGTCCACTCCCGAAATCTACTATGCTGTGGTTCTCTGTGGGCACGTGGTGATGGTTGCAGAATCGGTAGTCTGTCGTCGGGAGCAGTTCTTTCTCGGTTAGCATATCCTCAGGGGTTTTGTTCCAGTTCTTTGTCTCTGTTCTCTTCTATGGACTTCATGTCTACAGGGCCGTATCGTTTGAAGATGCGCGAGAGTTCGTCTTTTGCAAGTTGGCGTTTGTCGTAATCGCTTTTGCTTTGGTCTCGCATTTTCTGGTAAACTTCTTCTAGTCCTTCAACTGGAGTTTTGCCTACGTCCTTTTGTTTGCGCTCCATAATCTTACCCTCTAACTCCGCATACTTTTCGTCGAGGTATTGCCCCATCCAGGTACCTATCGTTATTCCGTCCATGCGTTGGATCTCCCCGTAGCGGCCCATTGCTCCACGCTCGAAACATAGCCGTAAGTCCGCGATAGATTCCAGTGGAAACATTTCCATTAGTTGCGTGGCGATAAACTCCGTCATTACCCCGTTCAGATTCCCGCCGGTCGTCATCAGTGAGGCGAGGATTCCAAGTTGAAACTGAATCATTGCCTGTACCTTTGGCCGTCCAATGGCTCTAACCTGTTCGGATATTTTAGGTTGCGCGTATACCTCACGGAAGTCTCGCGGTAACAAGCTGGTTGCTTTCGCAAGGTCACCCGCCGCCATTGCTTGTGTTAAGGGTGTTTGCAATACTCGCTGCAATGCTTCGGAGATTGTCTGTTTTTGTATCTCGTTTCCCATGTTCAATTATTTCGTTGTTCCAAGATTCACTGTTAAGGTAGGTAAGGGGATTTTTCCGATAGCGGACCTCCGGCGTTGAGGCAACGTATCGCGGGACGTGGTCCATGATTTTTTCGCGCGCCTCCTGTGAAATTTTTTTCCATTTTTTTTCACACTTGGGTCTATCAACCTTTTTGCCGTATGCTTCCCACCAATCATCAAAGGACGGCCAGACCATCACAAGCGGCTCGGCCGCGTTTTCCGCGTCAGCGGAATTTCCTTTCTTTTCCTTTTCTTTCCTTTTCTTTCCTTTCCTTTCTTTTATAGCATTGCCTTCGCTTTCCGGATGCAATGCGTTCGCATCGATCCGACGCCGTTTCCAGCCTTCCAAGGCACTTTCTCTAGCCTTACCACTTTTCTCCTTTCGCAGATCGATTCGACGCAAACAGGATTCGCTCCAAAATTTTGTCCCATCGTTCCGAAAAAGCTCGTAGTTTATAATCACTCTTCTGACTCGATCCAGTTTTACGCGGAGATCAAACGCTATGCGTTCGCAGTCCGAAAGCATAGCGTAACCACCCTCTTCGTACAGTAACTCCACAACACACCAATAAATGCCCACACCCTCCATGCCCTCCTTCATTCGGAGGTTTAACATCTTTGGGTCGTTCCTGGAATTATAATCGTGTGAAAAATATGGGGACTCGACAGCCATCAGTCTATCTTCCCTGTTTCGGCAAACTTTTGAAGCACTGGAAGCAACTCCCTTACCTGCTCTTGTGTCAGGTGCATACGGGTTTTTATTGATACCTCTGGCGGTAGAGGGTAATCAATCCAACCTACAGTTTCATCGGTTTCTATACCTAATTTTTCGGCATCCTTCGCCATAATTTGAGGATCGGGGTTGTTTATTCCAATCCATATACACCTTGGTAGGCATATACTTGAAATCTGGATCGAGCAATAATTATTGTAGAAGTCTACAAACTCGGTAATAGGAAAATTACGAGCGGTACGAGATGGATATAAAGGCATAAAATGTAAAAAGCCGTAAGGATGTACTCAGGTTTGCGCCCCTTTTCCACCTTTACGGCTTCGAAATGTTCCGTGACAAAAATACGTTACGCGCAAGTAACGGGCAAATGACATTGCCAGTTGTCCAAAATGTTTTTGGCCCGGAGCCTAACCTCCGCGCCTGTGCGTCCCCGTCTGGAACTAACTTTTTTAAAGTCCTTTACTGGCCTTCACACCAGTCATTTTTTGGTAACTCTCGAAAGAGATAACCCCACGAACATACTGAGAAATCGGACTTCCGTGGCGAAGTCGTTTCTTTTTTTCTCGCCCGACCTTTCGGCCTTTGGCTTTAGAGGTGCTACTCACTGAGTAAAACACCCCCTTTCGATCAATCTATAAGAACGTGTCCTTACTCGATCCGAGACGCTTGGCGACTCTGCAATCTTTCTGGGATTTGCAACCGGGAGCAATCTCCATCACTCCCGGCCTCCAATATCCACCCCTCCGTTCGAAATCCGCGTTAGCGAACGTTAACCGCGAAATCGATAGACGAATCTAGGAAAATTTCCAATGACGCAAATCATCGGGGAAGAAAATATTTCTCATTAAAATCTTTCTCAAGCGGCAGGTCGCACTCTTCGATTAACTGAAAATATCTGTAGCAACTTCTTTGGCTGAGTTGTAGCATCCTCTGGGCCTGCTCCAACGTCACCCCTCCGTCCTTTAACCTATCGATCAACTTAATGAGACGTTTGAGTTTTACCTGGGGAACAGGATTACTCGGCTGTCGCGCCCTGCCTTTCTTGTGTACGCTCATCCCATCCTCATTAAGTACCCCACAGGCTCCGCAATCTGAGGCTCCAGTATCTCCAGTACCCGATCCGCGTCCCCTCTTTTGTACACTGCTTTCGCAGCTTTTGGATTGAGGTGTTTAACCAGCCGGAGAATGATCGCGATTTGTCCAATGTCCCTGATCGTGTACATTCTGTCGCCACGGTGCCCACGGTGCAACCTGAGGCCGAATTTATCACTGTAGTACACTAACGCTGTTTGGCGTACCGCTAACGCTTTCGCAGCCTCTTTAGGCTGGTAGTAGATCCTCTCTATCTGTTCTGAGGGGGCGTCCTGAAAAGTTATCTCTTCTTTGCTTGTAGATGGTGAAAAATGGCCCATTCAATTTCTTTTAATTTCCTACGCGTGTTTACATTGTAAATGAAAATACTGTTTTTATCTCGATTCCTATTAGCCGGATCGCTCATTAGTTTGGACTGCATCTCTGTCAATTCAGCTTGAGAATACTTCTGGAACAACTTCACGGCGTTCATACCAAGCTCAGGATCAATGCCATCACCCCGGCGCAGAACAAAACACCACAGAGAAATATGTGTATCGGCCTGTCTTGGGCGTAACGGAAAAAGAGGACTTTGGCTTTAAGTAGTTTCATGCTTTCTTTCGTTTAGATTTTCTCCATTGTTCAATACCCGCAATCGCCGCTTTCGTCTCTTCAATCTGCTGCTGGATTGGCGGTATCATGTCCATTGTGTAATGATTATGACCGTTCCAATGGTACGACTGATCGCAATAGCGTGGTATCATCATTACCCGATGTTCCAACAAGGCAACGTTCTCGCACAATTGAGCGTGGAGGGTTTTGCCTTTTGTTTTCATGCGTGGCCTCATTTCAGATTTCTTTCCAGACGCTTGGCGCGCTCTGCGTTGCACTTCTCGAAGTAGTCGCGACTCTCCTGAGTGTGGAATGGCTTCTTGTCCTCCTTTAGCCAGAATTTGTTTGACTCATGGTAAAAGAAATCAGGACGGAGATACAGACAGCGTTCGTGGTTCGTCCGGCTCATGCGTACTTCGATTTGATGAGTTCAATTTGTTCGTAAAGCAAATCAACCAACTCCTGCTTTTGAATCAGCATATAAACTAACATGAGGCAACATCCCCACGCACAAAGTGAATTGAACCTAGCCCATCGTTGTCTCCTATCACCGGTAATCATTAATACTAAACTTGAAGCCGCACAAAGTGAGTAGAGAATGATGTGAATAGTGTAGTCACTCATGATTGATAGGGGTTTATTGTTGAACTAATTTAGCTTTTTGCGATTGAATATTTACCGAACGTCGCCGTTTTCGTTCTGACTATTTCACAGACAACGTTAAGGCCGCGACGACGTAGTTTGAAACAAATGTCAGCGAGGCGAAATGACCCGTACAATCTCAGGGCTTGCAGTGGTGTTATTGTCCTACCGCGTTCAAGGTGCTTTTTGATGCGTTCCAGTTTGGAGGCTTTCATGGCTGAAAACGCATTACGTTGTGGACGTCGATGTTTCCTAAAGATATATTTATTTTCAACGGTTGTTCCGGGATTCGCCGGCAGAACTTCATAACGCGCCACCATTGGATACGGTCAAGGTCGATTGCTTCGGAAGTTTCCAAAAGCGTACCATGACACTCGACACGGTCGCCCTCACCGAAGAATACTATCACATCGTTTTCAATACCCACTCCGAGGGCTTTATTTTTCAGCGCGGTATTTATTTGGGCTGCGAAGTACTTGGAGTTTACAAGGAATTTCATTTCTCGAATGCGTTTATGCGTTGAAGTTTCCGACTTACTGCCGACTCGATTACCGTTACTATCCTGTTGAAATCCTCCTCCAATTTCTCCTTCTCAAAGATCAAATGAGTTAACCGGTGCTTTGGGTTTTTGAATCTCGGGTCGAATGTGCAGAAGTGCCAACGGTCCCGACCAGTGAACAGTAAGAGTGAAACACACTGCCAGTAAAATTGCGGGTAGTTGTCGCGGATGTCGTTCACGTGAACAAGGCGCAGGTAATCCAGTTGGTTTGTTGACTGCCAGGGGGATTTTATTTCCAGCCCGTCAGACGCACCGACCAGCCGGTCCGGGCTCCCGCCGGCATGATCGGTGAACGTCTGGAATCCTACCACCTCACATTCAAGTCCTGTTTTTTCCTGAAATAATTCCACAGCTTCCGGCTCCTGTTCTTTGCCGTAAACCAGTGGGTAGGCGTAACTCTGTTTTTTGGGCTGGCCGGTCAACACCTCGGCGACCTTTTCGTCTATGTAGGTGTCAGCCTCTTTGCTCAGGACGGTAAAGTCTGGTAATCTCTTGGTAGCGCTACCCTTCCCCTTCTTGGGTCTGGCCGCAAGTTCAGTAGGGGTCATGTCGCGCCATCCGTGCCCCATCAGGCGGTACATTTCCGAGGAGGTGAATCTGCCAACCCGGATTAAATCCCACGCCTCAGAGCCCTGCAAATCGTGCAGGTGGGCTTTCTCGCCATCTATGATTTCGTCAAGGAAACTCATTTCGCTTTTTGTTGAAGGTCAAACAGTTTTTTCCGAATGTCGCCAATGGCCTTTTTGTAGTTCACCGCGTTGCGCTCTCCCTTCCAGTTGTCGGGATGGTAGCGGCTGGCAAGGGAGTTGTCCAGAATGATAAGCTCGTTGTACTCCCTCATGTACTCGTTGTGCAGGTCGTCCACGCTCTCGCTGTTGGGCTGCTGGCCGTCGAGGTCTGACTCGGTGGTACTGAGCCCTAAAGCCCCTTCAAGGGTATAGCGTTTCAGATATTGCACCGCAGATCCTCGCGCCTGAATGCCGTTCTTTGAACCTGACGGGTCGGGGCCGGAAGTCATTTCAGTACGCTCAGTGTGTCCGTCTGCATGGGAAACTAGGCAGATGACCTTTATTTCTTCTTTGGTTGACGTAATCTCCCAACGGTAGGAAAGGGAGTGCTTTTTCAGAAGGTCTTTCAGTTGCCTTGTAATGTCGCCTAGCGAGGCGTAATGGTATTGAGGCTTCACGTCGGTATCCTTGAACCTGACGGCCTTCGTTTTCCGCAGGTCGGGCAGTTCAGACTGAAATTCTGTGAAGGCCAGAAAGAACGCTTTCCGCGCTTGGTTAGCCTCCCACCTTTCCTGTAAGCCCATCAATTTTTCCAGCTCTGCGACTCCCATCCCTTTTTCTATTGCTTGGGACAGGAGTTGCGCCGGAGTAATTGGCTGCTGGATTGTAAGTTCTTGTGTTTCGTGCTTGCTCATAAGTTTGCTTCTATGTAGTCTGCGATTTGGGAAAAGGATTTACCTAAATTCGGGGTCTAGTTTTGTTTCGCTCATATTTTTCGTTGGTTATCCTAGCTCTGTCGGCTGATTCAATCTTTCGTTAACATAAATCTAGTTGCTTCCCTTACTTCGGCCATTGCTTTCATCTTCTCGATGAAGTCGAGTGTATTCCCTGCTGTCATGCCCATTTCTTTCAGCACGTCTACCGCGTCATTGATCGCGCAGTAGTAAGAGTTAATGTGTGCTTCGTGAGCCAGTTCCTCAAAGATATTGTTGTCGCTCATACGTTCGTTTTTTGTTCTCTCTTTACTAACCATGCGTGTATCTCTAAGGACTCCGTAGGGCCTTCGACTTCGAGAATGAAATCTTTCTCGCCTTCGCCATCAAGCCAGTCGCGATAGTTCTGCAGGGCATCTTCGGGAGTGTTTCCGTTTTCGATGTGCGAACCGCTCCACGTCTCGCCGTCCTCGCATGAGGCGTCGTAATTTTGCGTCGTGCAAAACCAGAGTCCGGGGTAATCGTACCAAAGTGTTACGGGTATCGTTGTCATTATGCAAAAAGTATGTCTAAAAATGTTCCCTGTGCTGCAACCGGATTCCTTCCAAGTAATTCAGCAATTCTTTTCTGTGCTTTTGGGTTGTTCCAGGATTCCATCGCTTCGCGGTGATTGGCGTGAGTTTCTTTGTCGCCGAGTCCGTGAATATAATGACGACACTCAAATGGCGACGACTTGTGAACGCCACACAATCCACGTTTATAGAAAACGCACACGCCTCTCGGGTTATATGGAAACTCCTTCCCTGGCGTTCCGCTTATAACCGCTGGTGAAAGAATGAAAACATCCTCTTCATGATCTTCGTCGGAATTCCAGAAGTCCACCATTAGATATTTGTCAAAAAGTTCCTGAATAGATATGCATAACTGTTTTGCCATCTTTATCTCATCTCCGAATTTCATCCATCCGGGCTTGTTGGTGCATGCACTCTGACAACCACTGCACGAACATTTTGTTCTACGTCTCATATAAAAAGCGCGTTTATGAATTTAACTTTTCGTGCTTGTATTTCATACCCTCTTGGGCAAACTTTTTGAGCAAAACAACGTTCTCTCCAGCGCTGTTTTTGTCCGCTAATTTCTGGTAGTAGTTCGATACCATAAGGTTGAAAGTTAAGACGAACCCCGCCGGCATCTCGTTGAGGGCCTCCTGGAATTTGACCTCCCGCTCCATGTGGAAACAGTCGTCGCACTTGTCCTCGCTTTCAGAGAAGTCTTTCGAGTCTTTGTCGTTCCCGCAGTTTATACAGTTTATGGTATAGGGAGGGAGGGAGGCGGCTATCTGCAAATGTTCATCGTAGGTCATGATTCGAGTGGGTTATAATCGGGATTCTTTTTTAGATAGTCTTCACGCGCCTCTTTCGGGGTGTTGCCCCATCCTACTTTAGGGACAGGATCACCCTCATAATAGTGGGCATAACACAACATAGCCGGTTTATAACCCCAGAACAGTTTCCTTTTTTTCTTTGCCATTTTCTATTATTTAGGTTCGGTCTTTGGCGAGGGCGGCGGTGATCTGTTCGTATGACTCGTAATCTTGCGGAACAAATGGCATTGCGCACTTCAACGCTTCCCGTAGGTCTGCTACTTGGGATTGCAATTTCAAAACATCAGCATGATCGTGAGCTGCATCTAATTGCGCTCGGTCGCGTTCTTCTTTCAGTCTGGCTACCTCTGCTTCGAGGTCTTTGACGCGCTTCGCTTGTGCTTCGAAGAATTTAAGTGTATCGAAGTCAGGCGCAAGTCTCGTGTTCAGAATTTCCTCGTTGTTATGATCGTATAGAACATCCGTGTTTCCCCAACCTTTGGGTGCATGTTCGACTCTCCAGTCCGGTGTTTGTTTACTCTCCATCGCTTTGTGTGAATTTTAGAATTGTTTTCGCTAAACGTTTCAAGTCCTGACTTCTGAATTGCAGTGTCGTGAATGTGGTCCTTATCTCAAGGTGCGCTTTGATTGTGCGGCCCTTACGAACACGACGAGTCGGATAAAGATATGCGTCAGCAACAGGGTACGTTTCAAGTTTGTACGATCCATCTTTCTGCCGGGCGTGGTGTTGAAGAATGAATTTCTTAGCTTTCATCACTCTTGGGGTTTGAGGGCTGCGGTGGCTATCTGTATACACACTTGATGCGAGAAAGTGTCGTTCTTTATGCGCTCCAGTGCTTCGCGTAGACGCTGGTTGGTTGATTCGAGGCGATTGTGCTTTTCAATCCAGAACTCAGCATCGTTGGCCATGGTTTGACGGAGTGTTTTTTCTGTTGCCAGATCAGTCAAAACAATGTCCAACCTATCGCCGATTCTACATCCATGTTTTGAATGCTCACCGTCAGGGTTCTTTTCTATTCCCGCATCATCGAGACGTTTGTGTACGTACTCTTTGAAGGCTAGTAGTTGGGGGGCGGAGGCGATCAGGGCGGCGTTGGCTGCTGCATTTTTGGGATTAGCGGTTAGGCAAATTGCGTAGTCGTCGCCCTCCACTCCTATCCAATGGCCTTGTAAAGTGCCCGATCCGGCCTCCCTTATTTCTCTTACAATCCATTTTCCGGGCGTGTGCTTACCTGTCTGTTGTTCGGGGGTCATGATTATTTAAGGGTTAATGCTTTTGAAGTACTTTATTTTTGCAATGCAGTCAGGGCACGTGATGTAGCCGAATTTGTTTTTCGTCTCGGCTCCACTTTCACCAAGTCCGAAAAACTCACAAGTACACAACGTTGCTTGTCCGGGTCCGCCGTCATAAACAAAATGCCATTTATCACGCTTGACTGGTTCCCCGTCATCACGGGTCAAAAATTTCACAACATGGTACTTTCCTCTCATGATACTAGAATCGCACTATGTATTCATGCTTACCAATTTTGAACACGTGTTCCTGTGATGGAAGTCTAAAAAGCCTCACAAAATTCAAGGCTTCTTGATGGTAATAAAACTTGTAGGTGCGCATCAAAGGCCCTACTGTGTTTGAATGGAGTCCGATAAATTGACTGTTCATATCTCTGTCTGTTTTAGTTCCCGCCTCTGCGGTGATTGTTGAACAAGATTAGGGAGTATAAACGATTCTACCAAATTTCCGGATAGAAAGTTTTATACTTTTTTTACCCTTCGTTTGGCGGTCTGGTAGAAAGGTTTATATATTTACGGGCATGGCACAGAAACTAATGACCGTGGCCGAATATGCGGCCCATATTGGGAAATCCGTTCCTTTGGTCTACAAACGGATCAAAAACGAGCAGTTGAAATGTATTGAAAAATTTGGCCGTAAACTTGTGGTCGTAAAATGAGCGGCGTTCACTTGAGAGACCTTGAAATAGGCGACCATTTCTATCCGGCCAGTGCCGCGAAGTCAGGACGCGCCACGGATATTTTTGAAGTTGTGGGTAAGAATGAATTCAACATACGTCACGGATCGCCTACCCGAATGTGCAAGAACCGCAGGACTGGCGAAATAACGTCACACTCCTGCCGTAAGAAGGTAATAGTAAGATTGAAACAACGTAGTAGCCCTCCCGAAGCATGAAGACTCACCACTAACCCCCTAAAGAGATATGAAAATAACAATCAAAGTAACTAAAGAAGTTTTGGAAAAAACCAAAATGTGCATCAGTGGAGACACTTCAACAGCCACTAATTGCGCGCTCTCGTACGCTACTAGGGAGATTTTTCCGTTTGCCCACGTCCATAAGAAGCAAATCGTGGTAGCCAATAAAATTCATGGCAACGTTTACCTTTCGGAACTTAGACGATTTGGATACCCTGAAATTGCCTTGCCTGTTGAGGCAACGAATTTTATAGCAGAGTTCGATGCCTCAACTCCAGAACAACGCTCCCAAATGCAGCCGTTTTCGTTCGACGTTGAGATTCCTTCCGAGGTAATCGACAAAATCGGAATAGGTCAGGTTTACAAAATACTGAGTGAAAGCAAGACGCTGGAGCTAACCATGAAACAATGAAGCGCACCAAACCGACGCTCAACGCGAAAGACATCAGCCTGATCCGCATAGCCGTCCAGCATGAAGTTCTTCCGGTGAACAGAGAATTTCGCAAGCGCTTACGTGACTTGGAGAAGGAGAACGCGAGGCTGAGGAAGGAAAATCAATTGCAAAAGGAGGAGTTGTCGTACTCAAAGTCTGAGATAATAGGAATGAGGGCGGAGATAGAGGGCATACGATCACAAATAAACACTGGTGATTCAATTAACGCCTAGTGGCCACGTAGACGACCACGCACATCAGTAAAAACACCCCGACGCCCGTACCGATCAGCGTCCAAATCCCGTATCCGGTTTTGATTTCGTTTACGATTGTAGCCGGAACCTCTTTGTCCCTATCGGGGCATTCTACCTCTCTGTAAACGGTGTTGGTCACCGTATCGACTCTCTCCCGTATTTTCCATTTGGTTGTTACCAGGGTCACCGTATCGCCTTTCAGGAGCCTTTCTACTTCGTTGGTTACCGTGTCGTGAACGGTCTTTTCTATGGTGACGGTCTGCCAGATGGTGTCAGGCTTTATGCCGCCCCTGTCGAGGCACTTTTTACAGTAGAAATTAGGGCTACAGGAACAGAAAAGGAATGCGACTATAAGGACGGTGAGGAGCTTCATGCTAGAACTTGATAATGCGAACTGACGCCGAATGTTGTTATTCTCCAAAATCTAACTGGCACACCAACATTCACAGCATACAATGCCAAAACCATAAATATCATGCGCCTCGCCTTTAGTTTCATATCGGTTTCAGCATCTCACAGCACACAATCGAATCGACTATACAATCTGCGATAGCCTTTTGGCCTTCTGGACTCATGAGAAATTTTGCTTCCTCCAAGTTATCAAAGAAAAGGTTTTCTACCAACACGGCGGGGCAGTCTGTTTTGCGAAGTACGTAAAAGTCAGCTTCTTTGTCGGCATCCCCATCAGCTTTGTCGGCGCGGAATTTCATGGTGGGAAAATGCTTCTGGTAGGTCTCACAAAACACGTTGGCTATCTTGTCGCTCTTCGTTTGACCCGGAGAGGTGAATATCTCGAAACCAGATCCGCCGCCAGCGTTAGAATGGATTGATACGTAAACTGCGTTCTTGTGCTTCATGTATATGTTATCCGCACGGTTCACTCGCTGAGAAAGTGGTGTGTCTTCCCAATTATCTGATACGACGATATAGTCGATGCCCTTGTCGATAAGTCCCTCAATAACATCAAGCATTATGTTACGATTAATCACACCTTCGTAAACTGTAAACTCTGTGAACTTAGCCATCTTTGATGGCGCAGTGGTATAGACGCCTTTCGGAGACATGCCGCCATGCCCCGCGTCGAGTATCCAGACGTAGTTTGATTTGCCTGTTATTGAGAATGGGAGGTCGTATAGTTCATTCATCCTTGTCGTCCTGCTTATCCTTAAACTTCATCCAGACCTTTATTTCTGTTATGTCTATTTGCATAGCGTTGGTCTTTACTGTTAAGTCGTGAAGTTGTTTCATGACTGCCTTAAACTGGAAGATGATCCCACCGCCTACAAGGGTTATGAGCCCGTTGAATATGTACTCCAAAGGGACGTCTATGACTTGCGAGTAGATCGTTTCCATTTGTCTTTAATTGCTCGTAGCTCCTTTTTCTTTTCCTCTACCTTCCTATCCTTGTCCCGTAGAATGCTGCGAAGCAACGTCAGGCCGATCATAACTCCGAATACCAGAACTATGGCCGCAATCTCCTGTAAACGCTCGTACTCCATGCATACAATCTAGGGCTTTAATAGTGGCGTGTCAACCCTCGTGTTTTCTCGATAATGAAAGTCAATGGTATTAAACAGATGGCAAAAAAGACGTTGTTTGTTATCGGGTAACCAAGTAACGGGAACCAAGGATTGTTCGCAGTGAGCATGAAATCTATCCAGTCGAAAGCGCTCAACAGAAAGAACGCGGCAACAGTAGTCTTTCGCGTGTCGTACCACCACGCCCACGTAATCAATGCAAAAGCAAATAACTCTATAGCAGCCCACGAATAACTTGGCGGCGTCATAGGTATGTGCCATGCAAATGGGAAGGGATGAATATAGTACCCGCCCGGTATGGCCAGAAAAACGCAGCGTGTCAGTATGAGCGCAATGAGCATCCATTTTATAACTACTTCGGACAGGTTGGTTGTACGGGAGTTGGTGTGCATGGGGGTACGCCGATAACATCCAAATATACGTAATATCCCTCATGTGCTGCGGCCAGTGCTTTCTCCCATACGGAGTCAACAGCCCACGATCCGACCTTGATAACAAGGGGTGCATACCCTCGTTCGGCTTTCTTACAGTGCTTACACGGTTTCTTTTTCGCTGCCATAATCTTAATAGGTTGCAATTATTAACTCTTGATAGTAAGCATTTATCCAGTCTCTATAATCTATTTTGTTCATCCAAAATACGTTGTTGTCAGGTGCCGCCGTGGTGAATGGTCGCCACTGGTCGTAAGTTGAATTGAAAGTTTTCTGAACGGTAGTGAAACTGGAAGATGAAACCCTTGTGAGCACATGGATCTCACACACGCCGTTAACCTCTTTACTGGCAATGATCCTGTCTGGATTTCCACGATCAAAGCATTGCCCAGGAGAATACCATTTTGATGTGATCGGCGCCCCGCCAGTCTCCATGTAATGAGTAGCCGAGGTATGGAGTAAATGCGGCGTTGTCCACTCTGTGCCTGTCCATTCCGTATAATATTCTGTCTTGATGAGTGAGGTTGTTTCGTTTGGAATGATCGTGTACGTTGCCCGGGGCTTGCCGGTAGCATCCACGATTAGATCACCTATCCAGCATTGTATCGGAAGGGCGTTAGACTGAATAACAGTAACATTGGCTACGGCTAAAGGAATGTTTGCCGTAACATTTGTGCCGTCTGACTTTCGGAACGTTCCGTCTGATGCGTCGAAGTAAAAATGACCTATCTGGTTTGGATCGTTTCCGTCGCCGGGATGTTCCGAGACAAGGAAATGAATCTTGTCTTTGTTGGTTGGGTCTTGCGCGGCGTTGGCATAAGTAAAATCTGAGAACTGGGTGTAGCCGCTAAACGTAACACCGTTGTTTGTGCTTTTGATGTAGGCCCACTGGCTTTCTTCACCCCCCGCCAAACTTTGATCTCTGAAGAAAATATAAATGTCGCCGTTGACTACCTGGAATATGGAGGGATATGTGTACCGCCGTATTCCAGTTCCGGCCGGGTCCAGTGTTGACTCTGATCCCCATGCAGATGCATCGGTAGCGTTGGTGCTAATCCTCCACCTGATTACGGCACCTCCATGTTCAGCATAAGTAGCAACGAGCCTTGAATCTGAAGCCCTTATCAGTATCGCCGGTTCGTTATGATCGTCCTGCTGGTTGGATGTGCCGAGTTTGAAACGTTTTAACTCTCCCGTTGCGTGGATGAGTTCAAATATCGTTTGCGAGTAATTCGCTAATGGTTGTGTGGCATTATGAACCGATCCGAAAAAACTCTTTCCTGATCCGGAGTGGTACACAGCTTTATCTCTTGCAAACCAACAATGCGACGACCATCCGAGCAATCTTGTGGGTGTAGTCTGGTCGATCAGCGGGAGAATGTAGGTAGTGAAAGCATTACGGAACGCTAATTCATCCGCATCGGTGAACCTGTCGAAAAGAAAGTCTACCGACACAACCCGGTCGAAAAACGACGAAGGGGAGGCGCCGCCGTTCGTGGTTGCATTGTTATTTGAGAGTATGAACCTATTGGCGGCGATGGTCGGGGTTGCCGGTGTTGAGTTAGTTGAACTCTTCGTGCCGTCTTTGTATATGACGGTCTGTGTGCCGTTGTAGGTCGTTACATAAAGTCCACGGTTCGTCGAGCTTGTGAAAAGGTTAGACCCACCGCTTTGATACCTGTAGCCGTCGTTATCTTTTGAGAATCGGGGATAAAGGCCGATGTAATTTGCTGCGGCACTTGTTGTTCTAACTCCGTGGGCCAAAGATCCGGCAGGCAAAGCGCCGTAGGTCAATGCGCTAGGCGGAACCGAAGACCCATCATTGATGTAACTGATAGTCGTCAAATCCGTCTGGATGTTCGCGTACTCGTTTCCAGTGAAGGGTTGGTTAATGTATGAATCGTTCCCGTTGGAGCGAACGCCGGAAGCGGATATGTAAAAAACTTCGCTTGTGACCGTCGTCTGGTAGGTGGCCGGATTCTTTAAATTTATCCTTCCCGCTTCCAGACTTCCATTGAAAAACAAATAACCTGTTTTCATCCGCGTCCACAGCCCCGCAGATTTTAATGCGAGGACAAAACTGTTCTGCGCTGTCTCCTGTGCTGGCGTGAGGTTAACGCCGGTGGCCTCTACTGCGGTGAGGTATGTTTGAAAATCCGTGTCATAGGCTACAGGTGCCGGAACAAGGAAGTCGAGATTCTGCCCACATGAATAGAATGGAAGAATGAAAAGAAATAGGTAAGTTAGTTTCCTCATTTAGAATAATGAAATGACGAGCCAATTAGCCCCGTTTGAGACAACTTCAACACCGTGGAACTGCGTAAGGGCAATTGTCGTCGGTGTGCCAGTTTGATTTACAAACGTCTGGCTAGACGTTGTGCCAACTGTTACCGTTCCTGTACCTGAGTTGGTTATGAAGTAATGACGGCCTGCAATCCCTACAGCGGTGGGTAAAGTTTGAGTGTGGGTTCCGCTTGTTACCTCCACAACGTTATCCGTAGCGGTGAGAGTGTATAGGGCTGTCTTTGCGACGTATGCCGTGTTATAGGCACGTACTGTGGTGACCCCTGAACTTAAAATCAAATCCGCGCTAGTTCCGGCGTCGGTGCTGAAAAGCATCCTTTGATTCTCCGCACGGTAAGCAATGTCCCCAGAGTTGGAGCCGGTAATAATAGTTCCGGCACCAGCGATAGCAAGTATGAATTTTTCTGTTGTGCCCTGCTTCATTGAAAATATAGGACTCGTCGCTGCTCTTAATTGCAATGTCCTGTTAGGGGCACCCTCACCAATTCCAACGTTACCAGCGTCGAACCATGCAGCCACGTTTGTAGTGCCTCCTGATGCTGTAAAGTATCCACCTACGTTGGTAGTGGCTGTACCTGTAGCCTCACCTGTGACACCAATGCTCATAGAAGTAGTCCCGTTCTTTGTAGTACGAAACCGTCCAGTATAGGTAGTCTGTGCGGATGTTGCATTAGTTCCACTTTGGGCTACATCTAAAAGTACCTGCGTGTTCCCAGTTGCTGCTGTTGAGGTCGAAGAGATGGCAACAAGTTTACCGCTAGTTAATGACGTCGAAGAAATATCTACCCCGTTTCCTGTTGTTAGTGAATTGGCCGCAACCTGAACTCCAGCCGTTGCCCCAGTTCCTGTTGTAACTGTTGGCTGAAAGATATTGTTAGCCGTGAACGTGTTCGCTACGGCAAGCATTGCGGGAGAGATATAAGTAACCACCCCGCCTGAAACTCCAAGCGCCTGGTTATTTGTCCCCACTGGAATTCTTACAAAAGCAGAGCCATTGTACTTAATCAAATCTTCCGCCGTGGTCGCCGGATTCTGCAAAGGCGCATACTCTTCCCACGCTGTTCCTCCCGAGTTTCTACGAATGCCATTAAGCCCCGTTCCAGCTTGTGGTAGAATAGAAGTAGACCATGTGCCGGCTCCTGTTTTAATCGGTATCCCCTCCGTGGTCAGCGCCGCGATTGCCGTCAGGTCGGCGTCGCCGTCTTGTTTTGCATCCAGTAGTGTTTGAAGTCCGGATATGTCTGAAACTCCAGGTGCGGCCCATGTAGCATCACCCCTCCACCATGTAGACGAAGAAGCCCCGGAACCTCCATTTAGATTTGTTATTGGAATGTTAGTAATCCATGCCGGAATTGTGCCGTTTGACGCCAGAAGCTGGTTTGCCGATCCGATACCAAGATGCACCGTATAACCTGAGCTATTGCGGTAATACATTGATCCTGTCGCAGGACTTGGAGCGTTCAATTGAATGCCTGTGGCATTCGACAGAAATCCATAACCGCCGTTGGTAGTTACACTGAAAATAGGAACTGTCGATGCGAACGGGTCGCCTATCCTGAAATTGAAAGCCCCGTCGATGGTGGTGTTACCCGTCATCGTGTTGGTCGCGTTGCTACGAAGGAAGTTCGACGGCACGTCTGCAGCTAACAATTGACGCCTCACAGCATTCGCCCCTGGAGTGGCACGGATGTCTATGTATCCCTGACCGAAGGAGGCGAAGCAAACAACAGATAACAGAAGGAATAGTAAACGCTTCATTTTTTCAGGACGTCAGTGTCTTTAACTGTGAGTTTTGCGATTGTGGCTGTAACCAGTCCAACCGTTACCATGTAGCTGGATGCCTTCTGCAGGAATTCAGGGAGTTGAGTTGCGATGTGCGGCTCCATAAGAGCAGCACCGATGGCACCAATAGAAATTCCGAGGGCGATGAGCCGCTTAAAAAACGTGGGCGTGTCCGCCAAAAATCTTTGAATGATCTCTTTCATGATATATAAATTTATAGTTTAAGATTCTCCTCCTTTGCTGGCCGGCCAGCTTAACCACTGACCGCCCTCGGTGTATTTTATTATTGTGTTGTTGTAGTACTCGACTCCATCGATGGTTACAATGTTATTTGGATCTGAGAATGTTAGGAAATACTCCTGCCCTTCTTGTGGGCTGTCCGGAAATCCTGCTGTTTCAAAATCCGTTACCTCTGTAATTCCTGAACTTCCACCGCTTCCGCCAGCCAGCGTAATATTTAGATTCAGGATCATGTTACCTACAATAACCTGTATGTCCTCTTCACTTGTTACTGTACCGTCCCACTGATCGCCGTTCAATACGAAAGCACCGTTAAGCCATGTGAGGGTACGGGAGCCGTTGGTAGACTTCAGGAAGATCAAATAGGTATCCGCTTCGATCTGAAGCATGGCAGAAGTGAAAGCTATGTCCAGCGTTCCGAGTACTCCGCCGTTTGTAAGCCCCTGACCTTGTGTAAGTGTTAAAATGGTTCCGCCTCCGAAACGCATGAGCAGAACAGTGAAAGTTTCCCCACTTATGTCGTAAGGATCGCCGTTATACAGAAAGTTTATCCGCAAAGACTGGTCATCGCCTTTCCTTGCGTTCCACAGGATGTTTTTACTTTGGTCGGTGACTATGTTGGTGCTCATTAATAGCTATGGATAATTTTTGTTTTTATATGCACGCATTGTCGATATGTGCCTGACGTACTACCTGATCTTGTGGTCCTGGACTGAATGAACTCCCCTGAGTTAACAGTGGTGAGCGCCCAAGTTCCGGCTGCATCCTCGAAAACGGCTGGAGTATTTGTTATATTGGTTAAAGTTCCGGAGTTATCCTTCCTCCATACTGTTTTCAGAGTTATGGCACCACCAGAACTTCCATCACTCTTAATGAACACCAATTCAAGGTCCATTGAAATAATGGTGTTATTTGGAAGAGATAAAGTGTCAAAGATCGTGTTATCGGAAGTACTGTCCCCGGTTGTCTCAAAGTTTCCAGTGCCTAAATTTCCAAACTCTATTCTCCTCGAATCTGGAAACGTTGCATCTGCAATAATAAACGGAGTTGAGTTGGTGTAATTGCTCCCTTGATCGTTTAGGCTGAATAGAACACTATCAGAAATATCATCTCCTAGTGTTCGTAAATTAGCCGCTACAATTGGCTTTGAGTCACGGAATATCCCAGCGCCACCCGCGTTGGTATATTTTGCTTCAAATGCTGCTTTTGCTAGTGTGCCCATTTATTCAGTATAAAAATCACTACTATCGAAATCGTCCGGATCAAAGTCTATAACCGAGGGTGGTGGTTCCACGTTCGGATTAGGGTTGTTATTATCATCGTTCGGTATCGGCGTACCCTGTAATGCTTCCAGTATCTCTATTTGTTCTGTCGCTGCCCGTGCTGAAAGTCCTAGTGCGGCTGGGATGTAAATTTTCCCTGTCTTTGTTTCATAGAATGAATTACTGAAATCTGGAAACACTTCCGATAGGTCAATTTCAGCCGTAAGTTTCCTTCGTACTGCCTGGTAGTGCCCCCTGATAAAATCGCTCAACAACTGTAAAAGATTTCTTGGGGGTGTTTCTATGGTGGCTCCACCATCTGCAATATAACCCCAACCGGATGTTGGTACTCCAAAAGGATCAATTCCATTGTACCGCGATAGCCAGCCGTGTGAAATATTAGCGTAGTTCATGTTAGGATCAGGGTTTGTGTCAGATATAGTCGGCAAATCCCCGTGCCTTAATTTGAGTTCGTATGTCTTTTTGACGTTCGGGCCAAATGTAGATTCATAGGTGATTTCTGAAATAGGATCAGTTCCTCCAGGCAGATACGCTAACCTTACGTTTCTCAATTTTATGGATGTAACCCAACATTCATGAATCGTAGGCTCAACCACCGATGCCTTAAGATTCCACTGGTAAGGCCCCGCAAATCCCCTAACGACATTAGGCTGGTCGTCAGCATCGTCGCCAGCCTCAAGTTCATATATATTGATTGGATCTCCGGTTGAATGGAATACATCGCTCCACAACGCCCTTGCTTTATTGGCGTAGGTTCTGAGCGGATAGGTACTCGCATCATTCACATCCACACCAGATAAATCTGCAAGGCTGGCATAGTCGTACAAAATATTATCCTTCAATCGGAAAACAACCTGAAGATCACCAGGAAACTCTCCACTCAACCCGGCGGGGTCCGTGTAAATGTCAACCGTCACCGTCTTCCAATTGTTATGTTCCGTCACGTAAAACCTTAGATACTGCCCATCGATAACCTGGTCTGTGTCATTCCCGAAAACATTGCCCCCGTTGCTGATCGCTGGCAAAAGGAAATAATCCGACAGTTGCCCCTCGAAAAGAATTGCGTACTCTACCTCTATGTATGGATTTGTTCCAAAGAAAGGAGTTGTGTAAAGGTCGAAGGAGAACCGCATTTTAAACGGGGTGCCCGGATCATTGAGTGTGATAGGTTCCGAAGAAATCAAGACGTACTCCCCACCAAAAGCCGGATCAAATGAAATTTTTAATGTTTTGATTTTGTCCTCTTCGAGTAATTCAGCAGTTGCGTTTGCGCCGTTAGTCTTGTCGATTTGCCATCCCTTTAACTGTCCGTTTGAAATATCCTCATCCTGAAAATCATCTACAGGTAGTAAGTTTTGGTCGTTTTCGAGCCCAAGATCAAAAGTCAGTTTTACTGCTCCATACATAGGAGTATGATTTTTGCGCGCTGACTGCTCCATGAACGTAACCTTTGGAGCAAGTGCTGAGGCTTTACGAATTAACACACGGTAATCAACGTTCGCATTTCCGAAATCAGCACCTTGTGATGTCAGCGTACGGGTAGGCACCGCAGATCCTGTCTTTAAAGTTGGATTATCAATCCACCATGTCCCATTAGCCTGGTATACTCTTGCAAGTAGGTTTTGAAGTAGTGACGACATTACAGAAAGACAATCCTCCATCTTGCCATCGGCTTGCAGGTAAACTACTGGATCAAAAAATATTTGACCCAAGATGCTGGTAGTCCCTCCAGTATCAACTCCTGACGGGTAAATGTTCATTGCCTCTTTAATATTGAGACGAAGGTTCGTTTTATTTAGACAGAAAACCATCGCGTCTAGTATTGAAATCCTTGTGGATGGGTGATTTCCTGAATCGTCTGAAAACTCTTTGCTATCCAAATCTTTCAACCCGTCAGTAAAGCAAAGGATTACATCGTAGTTTGTTTTCCAGTTGTACGGCTCCTCATTGTTCATTGGGATAGCAAAGCCCTGCCACTTTTGAACGCCGTTGATATAGAACGTCCCTCTATACTCCTTTTCGCTGTAGTTCTCAAACTCATCAAACTCCCCATTATTACGAGAGTTGAGGCCAATAATGCAAGTAGACCCGATTACAGGGTAGAATATATCTACACCACCCTCGTTGATCCATTCAACTTTTATAGGTTCTCCGGTAGATTCTGGGTAAAGTACATCTCCAGTGTAGCTCAGTTTCTCAATATCGAAGCGTAGTTCAACGCGAATGTCTGTGATCGACTTGTGCCTAATACGGTATTTTGTGTTCCACGTTTCAACATAAGGAATTACAACAGTTAACTCCTTCATGCAGTTGTCGCTTATTCTACAATTTATCACGTATGTTCCAGGAACAAGTCCAGTAAACGTACCAGTGGTGTTAGTTCTTGTTGCGTACGCTGGATCAGAGTTGATCGCAAACAGTGGTGTCAGTCCAGAACTTGTCAGCACAGAAACATCTACGGCACCATCCGCGTTAGTAGGACCTGTCGCTGAAGTTATCGCCGTTCCAGGTTCAAAGAAATATAAGTCGCAGACAAAACCGGACATAACGAAAAATAATATGTTAAGTAGTTTTAGCACGGCTGTCAAAAGTATCCTGATTTTTTAGGATGAATTTCAAATCCCTTCCACTCACTTGAGCAACAAGGTTCATTCCCTGCATGTTCCAGTTTCCTTTTTCAAAACGCGATCCACTGGTTACACCTGACGTATCTGTTTTCTCCCTGCCTATCGTTTTGAAAATGGACTTAACTACGCCAAACCCAATTGCCGCAGCTATTATGCCTTTTAACCCATACTTCGACTCAGATGCAATCATGTTAGCTAATACAATCCTTTCTATAGATGAGATAACACTAACAGCCATTTCTGCCATTGCCTGTGCGAAGGTCTGAGCGCCGGAGATAACTGAACCAAAAGCCTCCCCGAAGTCGTCGCCTATTTTTGCGGCGAGGTTTCGCATTTCCATCATCTTTTCAAATGCTGCCTCGGTGGATTTTCTTGCCCCCTCGCTCCAAACTTCAAAGTCAATCGGGGTGAGTGGATCCTTCTTTTTTGTCCCTTTGTCGTCGGAGGCCCACACATCCTTATCTATTAACTCCAAAGGACGATGTAACTTCACTTTTGCCTTTTCGACCTTGCCCAATAATTTGTCAATCTCTTTTTGCAGGGATTCAATTTCTTTCTGCCAGCGTCTTATCTCGCTAGGTTTATCTGACAGGCTTATCTCCTCTTCGAGGTTTTTGATTTGTTCTGTGAGCGTCTTGACGTTGCGTATAACCTTCTCCCCCTCGGTGCCCTGAATCCAGGTGACGGGGTTTTTAGTTATAAAAATCTTTGTTGCAAGGGTGGTGTGATCGGTGAGTACTTTGATCTCCACACCCAACCTTTTTGCAGCTTCCTTGATCCTGTTAATCTGATCCTCTGCTTCGGGTCGGAACATGCCAGTTCCGTTGTTGGACTTGTTGAAAAGTTCCAGAACCATTTTCAAATCTCGTAGGTCGTTTATGTCTCCTGATTTTCCTTGCAGGATGATGTTCCAGCGTTTTATAAACCCGTCGAGAAGTTCCAGCGACTTAGCTACCCCCGCATTATTTGCAAGTGTGCCTATTGAAACTTTCACATTTTCCCATGATGCTGCGAGTCTGTCGGCTTTCACGGCTGCGTCATCGGTAAGACTACCCATCTTCTTTAGGTTCTCCGATGCAATTCGCCCGACCGCCTCAGCGACTTCTCCAATGGACGAACTCGCTGCGCTAGCACCGCCCAATGCCTCGGTGAGTTGCACGGCAGAAATTCCAAGGTTATCAAGTATCAGTTTTGATTTTCTACCAATACCCGTTACGATTGAATCGACAAGGTAATTTACTGATTGCCCCGTCTGGCGAGCGCGAAGGGTAGCAAATTCGAGGAGTTGAGGTAACGCCTTCAGGCTTATGTCAAAGTTGGACGCCATTACAGAACGCTTCATTAGCTCCAATTCTGAAACAGTGTTTCCGGTCGCGGTTTTCAACTCACGCATTAATTTGGCTGAGTCCTGAAGTTTGTTGAAGGCTTTTGTAACTCCTTCGGCCTCTCCGGAAAGGCGTGAAACATGAAGTATGAAAGACCCTACTTGTTGAACTCCGAAAGCGACACCAATCATACTGCCTAAAGACTTGATATCTTTTGCAAACGTGGATACGCCCGCATGAGCTTTACCCAGATCCTTTGCAAACTTGTCTATGTCAAATCCAAGTCTTAGGGTTAGATCGTTACTGTTAGTGCTCAATCTGCGTTACCTTGATAAATCCGTATTTCTCTATTTCGTCTCGCTGAATCTTTTCATCTAAATCCAGACTCATTAGTTCGTGTTCTTTTCCCTTCCAGCCCTGCGCGCTGAGTAGGTAATATGTAAACCTCCTCTGCACAAAAACTCTCTCGTCTTCCAGTTCCTTCCAGCCACGTACCGCGTCGAACAGTTCGGCCAGCGTAGCCTCATAAAATTCTAGTGGCTTCCACCCTAATCTCCCGAGGGCGATTGCTCGGATGTCTCGCCATGTAATTTTTTTTTATCAACATCATCAGTGCTGGTGCCTGATCCTGTCGCCGCGCCGAACAAGTCTGAGAATATTTCAACCATGCCCGTGTCCAGCCAGTCGCCCACCTGTTCTAGTGTTACGTCGAACGGTTTGCTCTCAGCTTTGGCCCCATGCTTCAGCCCCACGAAAGCAAGGGCGCGCATGTTCTTGATCTTGCCGAGTTGCATGACGTGTTCAGCCTCGGTGATGTCTAAGCCGGTCAGTTCTTCGAACTCCATAATTGCGTTAATGGAGAATCGAACGGGGCGCTCGGCACCCCCTATATTTATGTGTTTCAGCATCAATTAAACAGTTCCAAACGTGACTTCGCCGGTGAGCTGGATGGTCCCCGTAAATGCAAGGGTGTCATCGATTCCAGAATCGTAGTCTAAAGCACTGATCCATGCCGACGCGCTCCAATACTTCGATCCGGGAACCCCGGTTGAAAATCGCCACAGTTCGATACTCTTGTTGTCGCGGGAGGTTTGCAGGGCTTCAAAGTTCGCCGTCGATACGTTCGAGCAGTACCCTTTAAAATCCACCGTTGACGATTTGATCGTCGGGCGGCTTTCCTCCACGTCGTTGGAATCTTTGGTGGTTACATCCCTTTTGCCGGTAGCCTGTTTGAGCCCCGAGCTGATAAGGTTGTCGATCTGTACACCTGCCTTTGTAACGACGGTAAGCCGTCCGTATAATGTTTCTTTCGTTGCCATTGTCTTATTGATTTACTACCCTCACTTCATAATCACACTCATGGGTTCTCACTACTTTATTTGTAAGTCCCGCTGAATAAGTATCCTGCCGTAGGTATCTGATGTTTTCTATCTCGATACCGTTGTAAGTTCCTGCCATCCCTTCCAGCGCCGCCCGTGCTGCGCTCGTAAGGTTCGCCGTTACCGTGTCGTCCGGTCCTTCGCAAAAGACCTTCACAATTTCATGATCCACGTAGGCTACACCGCTCTTTGTGTCGAACGCTTCGGCGTCGAAAGTGTCAACTCTTATCAGCGGGTACGCTGACCCCTGTGGAGCTTCGCCCGGATAAACCCGCGCTGTAGATCCCGAACCACCTATATAAATTCCTACCGAGCCACTCCCCCGGAGTATGGTTATAACTGCCAGGTATCCGTTCATCTTCCAAGTCCTCGCTTTTTAAAAGCACTCACAAACAACTTGGTCACGTCCACTTTCAAATTCCCTTTAAGGTGTTGCGACATAGCCCCCGTTTTATTGAATAGCCACGGGAACCCTTTCACACTACCTCTCTTCCTTCTTCGTATCACCGGCCCCGACATATAAATATGCCCGAGCGACTGGCCACGAAATCCGACCTCTACAAACGTCCACTTTGGGTTCCTGACCTTCAGCACTCCTATCGTTCGCGCCGTCTGTCCGGTGTCACCAATGGGAAGTAAGGCCCTTGCCGTATTGGCCGCTTTTAGTGCTGGCTTCCGTGCAATCTCTCTGAGAACCATTGGGCGCATGTCCACCGGGACAAGTTCCTTTAAGGTTCTTATGAGTTTGTCAGCGCCAATCAGTTCTACGTTAGCCATCTCTCTTCTCTGTTGTCAGCACCAAAAAACTGTTTCGGTCTACTGTCTTTATTCCGAGAATGTAATGGTACTCGCCTTTGTCGTTTACCCTCATCTCCTCGGTAATCCCTGCCGTGTAACGAATTGCAAACTTGCCTATGTCGTTAGCCACCTGTTTTTGAACCTCGAAGGATTCTTTACTGTCCTGCATGCGATTGGCCCAAACTCTTTTGAACTCCGTCCACGCGCTCACTGTCTCCTGTCCTGAAACTGAATCGCGGGTCTTTGTGGGCTGCTCTATAAAAACCATCCTGTCAAAATCCCCTATCCATACGCCGTCTAACTTCATAACCAGAGCGTTTCAGCGTCGATCATGTTCATACTGGCGTTCTTCATCTGGATAACAGTTAAACCGTTGCCCATCGTCTCCGTCTGCCTGATCTCATGCAGTGTTCCAAGTTCCAGAAGTATCGCGTGTTTTAGTGTTGAGGGCACTGCGCTTGCTCCAAGATACCCGGCCTGAAAGTTTACAATGACGGGATATTCCCTGTCATGCAAGTCAGGCATGTCGAAAGTTGAATCGAATTCAAGCCTCGCCGGTACCCTGAAATCCTGCAAGCGATACAATGAAGATGAAACCGTTTGTAAGTTGTTGTCCTCATCGTAGTACTTCACAGAGTTGATCGCAGAGACAGGACTCTTTTGCAAGTTCATGCACAGCGAACCGGGCCACGTCCTTGCATAGAGTTCGTACTGCGCACTCATGATACATGACTGGCGGTAGTCCTCACAGCGTTGTATTGCCGCTTTCAAATAACTTTCAATGAGCGCATCCTCGTCGTTTCCTGTAATCTTTAAATGTTCCTTCGCTGTAGATACTCCCACAGGCAGGTTTACGGACGGTATGACGAGGCGTACCGGGTTCAACGTTTCTCAGTCTTCTTCTTGCTGTCTGCTGTCTCCGAGTTGGTTCCAAAAGTGAACCCATTGAAATCATGTCCAACAGCTTCTGTTGTGGCTACTGCATGGCCGCTCTCAATCATTTCCTTAGCCTGCGCAGCGGGGAGGTCAACTACCTCCCCGACTACGTAAGCAAGATTGTATAATCCCACAGGATCTTTGGCTATCTTAATCTTCATGATTAGTACGATTGTGCGTCAATGACCGCAGCGAAGGCCGCAGGGTTCAACACGCCGCAATCCAGGTAAGAACCCAGAACGAGGTTTACCATACCTTCCTTCATGTTGGTGTACGGGTCCACACCTACTTCCATGCCACCCCATGAGGCGAGAAGTAGATTCGACCAGTCGCCAAAGATGACAGCCGAAAGCGCGCTCGATGCTCCTTTCACGAAAGTGTCAGGAAGGTTGGTTGTGCCATGCACCGGGAAACCGTTGATGCCTGAGTTGTAGTCGCGCAGGATAAAGTTACCCTCAACACCAGCCGACTGGCGAGGGGTGATCTGAGCGCGACCCTTCATTGCCGGACTGGTTATATACGCCTGACCGTCAGTGGAGTTAAGCCCTTTTGGTGTGGTGACAAGTTTAACCCAGTCGGCCCACACAAGGCGCGCCCCGTTGGCGTTCACAGCGTTGTTTACTGCGTCTCCGGCGAAAATACGCTGGTAGTTGCTTGCCGAACCGAGGATTCCAACAGGCTCGTTCGATCCGCCACCCTTCAGGGATGCTTTCTCGAATTCTATTGCTGCTGCCTGAATCAGGAAGCGGTTGGCGTAAGCCTGAATGTTTTCCTCCGATTGGATCAGAAGTTGGTTCGAAAGCTGGATGTATGCCGCCAGTCTTTTGGGCGACAGTTCTAGCTTTGCCAGTTTGGGGCTTTTCTCCGTTGCCGTTCCGTTCTCTGTGTTCCATCCTGCCGAAGGCAAAGTTTGCGCTTGCGGGAAGCGAAGGTTTCCACGGAGGTTGTTCATCCTCATTACTGGAACCTTTGCGAGGCTCATCTCAGGAAGGAACACATCCACCATACCCTGAACGTTTTGCTGGATCGTAAACGAACCTTCGTTGTTGGGAGCGGCCGTGCCTGTAGTCGCGTCCATGTCGCGTTTCATGATCTTGTTGGCGTTGCGCATGTAGCGGAACACCCCAGCAGGAACCATCATTGATTCTGGGTTGATGTCTGTCACCCCGTTGCCCTCCATGAGCTTCCTTTCCTCGGTGTTCAATTCGCCCTCAACGCCATCAAAAGCCTTCTTCGAAACAACACGGTTAATGGTGCGTTTCCATGAGAACTTCCGGTACATACCTTCTTTTTTCTTCTCGTCGTCGATGTCAGCGTCGCCGCCTTCGGAACCGCCACCGGGATAGGCTGCCGGGGTGCTACGGTCGCGATCTTGTTTTTCCTCAAGAACTTTTATACGCGAGTTCAGTCCTTCGATGTCTTTTTTCGCATCGTCGTACTGCTTCTGCTCGTCGGCCGTAAAGGCTCGGTTTTCTGTGGACATCTTCTCGACCAGCGCGTCCATACTGGTGATCTTTACGCCCCTCTCATCTTTCAGAGCCTTGATCTGTTCAGCCGTTGTTTTCATTTAAAAATTGTTTTTTATCTTGAATAATTCGTGTTGGATTTGACGCATCTTTTCCTGACGTGTTTGTTCAGCCTTGGCGAGGGCGTCGATCTCGCTTTGGTAATTTCTTGCCATTGCCTCCGTCTTGTTGTAAGCCGGGTAGGTGACTGGTGACATATCGAAGAACCTTTCGAACTTGACGATACGACGGATGTTAATTTTTCCGCTCACCCCTGCCCACTCGATATTCCTTTCCATCCTCACGTCTTTGGGAAGGAATGCAAAAGAGCTTTTACGGACGTTGCGCAAGCGGAGGTTTGTCAGTAAGTCATTGGCCACTGTAGTCTCAGGGGTTTCGTAGCTATACCTTACGCCCTGGTCGGTGTCGGTGAGTACCGCAGTCGCTTTGTTACGTGCCAGTACCAAATTGGGGTCATGGTTGAAAAGGATCATTATGTCCTCATCGTCCAGAAGTCCGCGCGATGCTTCCGGCATAATAACCTCATACAGACCTCCTTCCATCCACGGTGCGAAGTTTTCCGAGAGGCTGTTATACACAATCCCCAAACCTTCTACCGTTCTCTTTTCTTTGTCGGCTCTGAGTTCCGGCAGGTCGTTGTAAAACCTCCGCTCAGCGCCTTTGATATTTTCGATGTAGTCTTTCATTTCAAATACGGTTCTATGTCCGCATAATGTCCGTTCAGTTTGCTTTTGAGTAGCGTCCTGAGTTCCGCCATGAACGCCTCGCGGGTCTGGTTGTCTTCGTTGTCACCATTGTTACCGCTGCCCGGCGATGGCGAAAGGTTCTTTTTGATCTTACTGTCGATCCACTCTTTTAACTGTTCAATTGGAATCAATGTAGAATTAACCATGTGAACATCGCCGCCGGGGAACATCGGCAGGTCTTCCAGTTCCGCTATCTGCGCAGGTGTGAGCCATCCATTGTTCACTCCCGATCCGTAGAACGCCTGACGTGCATTCATATCACCACGCAGTAACCCGTTGAGGTTAAACTTGCAGTAGTAATTGTTGGACGCTACTTTGTTGTACTCACTAAAGAGTTTTTCTTCGCACTCCTGCTCTGTGTCCCTGATCGACTGAAGTGAATATTTCGCAAAAACAATGTCCTGCTGTTCACTGGAATTGTACGGGGCTTTCTCGTAGTTCTGTGCAAGGGTAGGCGGTACGCGGAAGATCCCGTAAATGTCCTGATTGGTAAGTTTTGCGCTCTCGATATACGCCACGTCGTCGGCTGGAAGTGTGAAGGCTTTGTACTCCACTCCACCGTAAAGGATTGGCAGGTTGTTAACCATGCCCACTTTACCCTCACCGGTTTTTGTGTCATCGCTTTCACCCTTCCACATCTTGCGGATATTGTCTTTCTGCTGTCCGTCTTTGGGGCGAACCGGAGATGTCAGATAACCAGGAGGACGGTCACCGATGATGGATTGATTGTAAGCGTTAAGCCTCAACCCGAGCCCGATGGTCATTGCGTTGTAGCGTATCGTGGAAATTCCGCAAATACCATCGAGGCAGTAATTTTTCAGGTGGATCATGTCCGTATGGGAAATGTTCCGGCCTTTGTACCTGTAGTAAATCTCCCCCTGCTGGTATTGGTCGATGGTCGGAGTTTTCATTATCTCCACTTCCCACGGCATGCGCAGGTCCAGACGGGTAGGAATGTTCTTACTGTCTCGTTCGGTGATCTCAGCATAAGCATTCCCCCATGCAAAGCGGAGTTTCCACATCGCCGACCAAAACGTGAACGCGGTCATATAAGGATTCGGGCGGCTGTGAATGAGCCTGTGAACGGGGTGTGCGCTTGCCGATACGGGGCCATTAGCCGTGTTCTGCTTCACTCCAAAAGGAAGTGACCCGAGGGTTTCCCCAAGAACGTTGAGGCATGTAAAGACGGCGGAAAGGCGCTGGGCGGAGTTTTCGGAAACGTTGACCTTGCCGACAAGTTCGGGAAACATGCCGGGAAACATGGACATCCACGCGTCAAGGGATTTTAACCCGGTGGTACTACGTGTTTCACGGTTGCCGGAGAAAAAACGGCCCTGAGCTGCATAAAACGCCTGTTTTTGTTCGCTTGGTACGGTTGGCTCCTGTCTCCGCATTTGGGAATTTTGTTCCACTTAGGCACGAATGTCCTAAAAGTGAACAAATTCCCATCGCAAGAAACTTGGATATGTTCTTAACCCAAGTGTCTTTTCAGATGACACGGGCGGCAAAGCCATATTACGGCCAATGGCTTTGTGTGGTCCGGATGATGCTTTTCTGATTTGTTAGACCCACAATCTTCGCATGGTTTTTGGATCAGTAAACCGCGTTTTTGGTACACGTTGGCGTAGGCCCTTGCATTGGCCTTTAGCCTTGCTTCTTCTGGTAAATCAGAATGTTTTACACGGTTCTCGCGCATCCATTTGTTATGGCATGCGCTGCAGTATCTCGCTTTTCCGTAACGATGCTTTAAGTCACCACCGCAGCCTGAACACGCTCTGGTTATCACCCCGTTTTGTTTGTTATAACGTTTCATGTGGACAAGTTCCACAAAAACAACCACAAGAAACTTGGGTTATTTTGGGAATAGGATTTGGCGACGGTATTCCCGGAAGGAATCGTAGTTCTTAAAGCGCGATTTTTTGAACAAGTCAATGTGTTCCTGTTCGGCCTGCGCGTAGCCGTTCACGTAGCGAAAGTCGGGGTTGTCTTTATGTTCGATCATGATTTCGTCAAACCTCTGCATGAAGCCCTTTGCCGTCCATTGAGATTCTGATTCTATCTCGCTCATAGCTGAACGCTCCATACATCTTGCCTCTCATCGTAAACTATGCGGTCCCCAAATGCTTCTTTCACCGCTTGCAATACACCGGGGTGCTGCCAGTTAAAGTCATGACCGGAAATTATCGAGCCTTTTTTCATCTTGGGTAGGAATGCTTCAATGTCCTTCTTTACCGCTTCGTAAACATGGTCGGCGTCAACAAATAGAAAGTCTATGCTCTCATCCTCGAAGTATTTTGCGGCCTCCCACGATAGGGATTTAAAGTATCTGAAGTGCCCATGTAACGGCTCCATATTCTTGATAAACGCTGGCTGCACGTCCTCCCACGGAAACGCATCTACACCAACAATATCAAATACTTTACCTGCGTTGATCGCCTCAACAACTAGGTAAGAGAATGACCTGCCTTTGTACGTCCCCAGTTCAACGAGGCGCGCGCCGTTGGGGAGTTTCTTAACGATGTCGCTGTAGAAGTCATAGAAACTAGTCCAGCCGTCAATATTCTGGTAGATATGTTCCATCACTTTCTAAAGATTGCAAGCCGTTCAAACGTTCCAATATATTCAAGGTCTTTCAATTTCCGGGCGAACTCAACTACCTTATGAGGTCCACCGTCAGCGGCTACGTAGTTCACGTCCGGGTGCATTGTGTTACTTGCGTTGTGGATCGCGATATAGCCCCACTGCAAGAGCATGTGAGCGTTTAGAAAGTCGATCATCGTTGCGTTGTAACTGTGGTTTCCGTCAATGAAGATCATCCCGGAAAATCCATACGGTACCTCAGTCAGCAGTTCGCGGGAGTCGATCTTAATCAACTTCAGACCTTCTTTCTTCGGCAGTGCCTCGCGGATTTGATCGACGGAAAAGGTTTCGTCTACGTGCGTATTGTCCTCTGCTTTCTTGAAATCCTCGAACAAGTCCACGCCGATGTAGTTGTGAAAGTTGTACTCCCTCATAACCCGGTTTAGCGTCCCGCCTGCAAAGACGCCTATCTCCATGTACGTTTCCCCTGGTGCATCGGAACAGCATTTTAACAGTGCTTCCAGTTCTACAGGTGTAAGGTCGCTTTCGAGTATGTTCATAGTTCGTTTATAAGGTTTTCAGCCACAAAATTAAATTGCTTCCGATACGTTGCCACCCTCACACACTCCGAGGCTATCAGGATGTCGATTTGCGGAAACTGTACATAGTCGTGCAACTCATTGAAGTTCTCCACGTCGTTCTCGTAGAACTTCAGTGAGAACAAAAGTTTTGCGTAGTCCAGCATGTACGAACCGAAGTTATCGCAGTACAAAGGATCGATAAGAATAGGGTTACCGTTCCTCCATAAAATGTTTTTGGTGGATAGATCCCCGTGCGCGAACGTCGGGGTCAGGTGAACGCCTCTGAGCTTTGAAATAAGTTTATCTGAATTCGGTATGTCGTTCTTTTCAACGTGGGATAGAATGCGCTCGTAATAAGATTTGAATTCAGTTTTGTTAAGCGGCTGATATTGCCGGTACTTTTCGACAAGGGCTATCACCTTCCTTAGATCGAATTTCCCGGATGTCTCTACAAATTCCAGTGTAATGGAGGAGCCTAAAAATTTCGGGATGTCCTCGCGGTCGCGGTAGTTCATGTACCACTTGGCCTCCCGCTGTACTGTCTCGCCGGTCTTTATGACCTTGTCGCCGATCCGTTGCAGGATGTTCGCAGTAAATCCCCCTGTCAATAGTTCCTCTTTCATCCTGTAATGTCTTCAAGGGTGCCAAACCGGAATATCTCGCTGGTTGTATCAGCTTTAACTTTCATGTACGTATCTTCTGGATGCAAATGAACGTGAGCGCACATTTTATTGATGACCTGCGCAAACGTTTTGCAGCTCGCCGCAAAGTCGTAAATGCTCTCCGCATAGGTGAAATAGTAAACACCCGAACCCGCCCACTCTGATAGCTGTGACTTTTCATTGGCCTCCAGAACGTAACCGTCCCTGATTGTAAAGTTAGAATAATGCTTTAGTTTTTTATCATTGCGAAACAGGTAGGCGGTGTTACCCTTCGGTGGGTTCAACTTTATCGGGATAACGTCGCAGTCAACAAACCATACCCCGGTAGATGATAAGCAATTGATTTGCCTTACTGTGTCGATAACACTGTCGGATTCTTTAGCCTGGAATATGTCAGGCTTGAAGTAAGGCGAATCGGTGAGCTTAAAAATGTCGTCGTAGTACTCAGGTCTGCAAAGGATGGTAACCTCTCCGAACTGGCTCATGTATTGAACGGAGTCCTGAAGGGCTACCTCTCCCTTGTATCTTAAAAGATGCTTCGGCGTTTTGAACAGTTTTCCTATTCGTTCGTTCCTGCCATTGATTGGGTAGATCACTTTAGTCATCTTACTAAATCGTGTTGTGGCTCTTCTAATCGCACTATCTCTATTCCGTACTTGTTCAGATTAGCTAAATGAAATACCTCCGAGTTGAAAAGATGGCCGTCCAAATGCAACGGCCATGCATTCAGATATACGGAGAAATATTTTCTCATCGTGTCGTAATCTCCGAAAGCAAACTGGTCATTGATTCCGCGATAGTCCATGCCCTTAGGAATGTAAATCGTGTTAGGCTTCGCTTCGTACTTTGAGAAATCAAGCGGCCCGTTAAATACCATGTCGGTACGGATGTTCACGTAGAAGTCGTAGCCTTTCGGGATGAGGGAGAACCCCACTAAGCGGTTATGCATCATGTTATAGACTTGATGCACTTTCGTTTCTCCCGCTTTGTTCTTGTCGAATTCGTGAGGGGCGAAAGGATCATCGTAAAAAGGATGGGGGCACTGCACATATCTCACCATCTCACCCCGTCCAAATACATTAACCTCCCCCGGAAATTCATAGGTATAAAAATATTTATGAACCTCATTGTTTTGGTCGTAAATGAATTCCTTGTGGTTGGGCGCACACCGTTCCCACGTCCTGAGAAACCCAGAATAACAAAGGGCTGCGGTCATTCGAGTAGATTTTTCTTTCCTTCGATTTGCTTTTCTTCTTTAGGCGGACCAATCCCGTCACCACTTCTCAACATGGCCCGTATTGCAATGATCTGTTTTAGGTCGTCAGTCCTTTTTGTGAACTCCACTTTTTCATTAGGTATCCAGTATGGAAGTTCATTAAATTCTTTCACAAGAGCATCAACCACAGCCAGCATCTTGACCTCTTGCTCAGTTAGAACTTTCATGCTTCCTCGTAAATTGACCTACTCCCGTTTGCGTATGCCTTTTGCACACGCTCCATTTCTTCCATGCCATCGCGAGCGTTGCCCTCCTTCCACGTTTGGTATAAAGTCCCTCCCGGATCAATGTGGTCGATCTCGATATGTGGAATCATCACATTCCAGAATCCCGCCAAGTGTGAGCGGTGCGACATAAGAACATCATCCCATCCGTAGAGTGTGGGCTGGTACATGAATCCAACTTTATCCAGTAGGGCCGAAGAGTGCATGACGCAAGTACCAAGTATGTGGTTTTGTGCCTCAACGACAAGCCACTTTTCGCCGGGAACGTGCGGGAGCATTATCAAACTACTGCGCAGGTTCGGGTCTGGGTGTGTTGGGTATTCCCAACAGTCTTTGCGTTTCAACCCTACCTGTCCGATTTGCGGAAGTCTTGCAATACAATCTTCCATCGCTTCCACCCATTTGCAAGAATGTATCACTACATCGTTATCCATTTTGATGCAATGCTCACCGGGACGGCGCTGCTTCCATGCGATGTTAATTGCCTTTGCCGTTCCTATGTTTTCTTCAAGGCGGATGTAAGTGAAATTCTCAGGCGGTCCGTAACCATTACTTGCGTAGACAACTGCGGACGCCTGTAGTAGCGCTTTGGTTTCTGCGCAACTTCCGTTGTCGATAACGAATAGCCGATGTTTGTGAAAGTCTACCGTGTGGAACAGTGAAAGGATTGTCTCCTTTGTTAATTTGCTTCTCCCGTTTTCCTCGGTGTCGTGAACAGCCATTGCAAGTAAACTCATATATTCTCTAAAAGTTGTTTGCGTTTTTTGTTCACCACATCGAGTGAGAGATTTTCACGGATGTAGGAGGCTGATAATTGCCATTGAGTATCGGCAGCCGCTCGCAATAAAAATGTTTCTCCATCTCTTGATAGTAATCCCTCCAGTTCATAATCATCTTTGTAATTGTAAACCCCCGGCTTTTGCCACTCCGGCCAGTCGGGAGCAATGCATACAGCCCCCGCAAAGGTCGCCTCCATCCATGCTATGTTTGACTTGCAGTGATTAAATGGATTGTCCCTGAGCGGGAAGAACAGCACCTGTGCCCCCATGCCTTTGAGCGTTCGGAAGTAATCGAAAATATCCTCGCCACGGTTGTAAGTCCACCATTCCACCGGCATATTTTCCGTTATCATCCACGGGTTATATCCCATGAAGTTCCATACCGCTTTCTCCTCGTGTTCGCTTGCTGCTTTCAGTATCGCCTCTCCGGCGCTGGCTAAATCTCCCTGGTGAGTTTCGCTTCCCCTCCAAACGTATTTTATTTTCGGGATCTGCGGGGGCGGCAACTCTTTTACCTCGTTGTATCTTTCTGCAAACCCATGTAGGTCGAAGTCCCATCCGTTGGGAACAACTTCGATGAGGGTTTTAATCCCGAGCTTCACATACACGTATTTGAGTGCAGGAGTTGAAACGGTGATAAGGTCGGCCATCGTCAAAACCTTGTACATCGCCTCTTTGACTTCTTTGGTCATGTCATCAAAGACGCGGTTTTCCATCGGCACCCAGAAAAGGTTATCGTCGAAGTCTACCCAAATCTTTTTGCCCATCTTCTTACAGGTGTCGATGAACTTGATACGTTTGGATGCATCCATCGAAGGGCGTTGCAAAAAAATGATGTCGTAAGGGAGAATGTCCGCCCATGAGTAGGTTCCAAATTCGTTGTACGGGTGTACCTCGAATATCTTTCCTTCGGCGGCAAAAAGTTTTTTAAGATGAGGGAAAACCCCGTAGGCCCGATAGTAGCTGGTGCCGTCGAACTTCATGGGGCAAAGTGCAAGTATTCTCATAGTTCAATAAAATCTATTCCTGCCTCCTCCTCGTTCGCCTCAACGGTCTTCCATTGGGCTAGTGCGTTGATACAGCACACGATTCCAGCGGTACGCGACCCGGCCCTTTCTACACGTATCTCATCTCCACGCCGGATCGCCATACACTGGCTGTTATTCCATGCGAGAACGGGATTATTAAAATGTTCTATCTGGTGCGCGTTTAGTAACGATTCCCATGCAAATGTCGGCTCTGAATTTCCCCGGTATCCTTCTGAGATAGGATTTCCCTCAATGCCCTCTTTCACCAATGCCTGTACTATCGCGTTATTCTCTTGACTGACGGGGAATGAGAACGAATGTAAATCATATTTCTGAATTTCCTCCATGATCCTTTCAAAAATAAAATCGTTGTCGATCACGTTGCCTTCATCCACGATTATATGCTTCTCCCACTGCTTAAAATCCTGTTTGTCGGGATTCAGTAACAGGGCTTTGCGGGGCATAAAAAACAGCGTGCGAACCGCGTGAAGGTTATCCTCAACGTTAGGGAAGAAAAACGTCCAAGCGTTCAGTTCCTTGCCAGAAATTACCTTTAATGACCCGAAACACCGTAACCCCTCCAAATCTTCCGGTTTCATGCCGTGGCTGTTCATATCCCACGTCTCGCGGGGAATCCAGACCTCCGGGGTGTCACACCACTCGTTAAAGTTCAGCGTCCGTATGTTTACCTCCGTGTTGGCCCCTTCATTCCGAGCTTTGGTTACATACCTCTCAAGGTTCGACTCAAAGACGGAAACCCCGAGGTTCGGATTCGTTTTCCTCCACGTCGTTTTATCGTAGATCGAGTCGCGGATAGGTTTACCCTGATCGTCTTTTTTCAGTTCGCCTTTCTCATCCACGTAATAGGTATCTGATTCGTAGATGAACGCTAAAAAGCCGTCGTCCTCCTTCGTTCCTTCCATCACTTCGATGCCGGTATTCCTGAGGGCGAAGGCCGGCCCATTTCGCTTATGACCTGCAGTCGTTATAATAAACCCAAGCGGCTCCTCCTGTGCAGCCTGCGCCGTGTCGAAGGTGTCCAGTAGATCCGAACTGTCGGCCATCCCGTACTCATCGATGATCCACAGTGATGGGTTAATACCGTGCTTACCTCCCGCCTGTTTGCTTGTCTTATCTCCGGTCTCTTTTGCTACCGACTTGATGAACCCTACCCTTTCCTTGTGGACCACCGTATGAATGTTCGCCCCGTAGTTGTGAAGGGTAACGGTTTTGTCGTCGAGGAACGCGCACAAATCGGGGGAGGCTTTCACCATCTGCCCGGCGATGTTCACGCATATCTTGGCCTGTTCGTCGTTGTTGGCCCCTACAAAAATCTTTGGAGTCTGTATGCGTTCGTCGGCAAAGAGATGAAAAAGCGCGAGTACCCCGCATAAAGTACTTTTCGCGTTTTTCTTGGCAACCTGGACGTAGACCTTTTGAATCCTTCGAAGGCCAGTCCCAACATAAAACCACCCATATACCTGCTGGAAAATAAATTGCATCCACGGCTCCAAAATCACCGGCTTGCCCCTCCATGTTTTACCCTCCCACAGCTTACAGTGATTGTGAGCGAAGGCCACGAATTTGTTAGCCTCCTCTTCGTCAAAGTAAATATCCGTTCTCTGAAGATCGGCAAGGAACCGGCGCGCGGCGAGCTTCACCGGGCGGCCCGTCATCCTCTCGTTTTCGGGCTCAAGAACCATACGGGCGTATTGCTCCGCTACACTCAAGCGACTTCCATTTTCAGGTTAAAACCCTCCTTCTTTTTCTCGGGCTCCTTCATTGCTTTGGCCCCGATTTTGTCCCGGTCGCCGGGGTTCAGTCCGAACTTTCCCGCATGCTTCAAAATGTGGGCTTGCGCCTTGTTCATAATCGTATACTCAGGCCGGATCATCGGGTAGGTTCCTGTCTTGGTGGGCATATCGTACACCTTCCCGTTCTGCTTGCAAAACTGCGCATTCGTCGCGTAGGTTTCGAAGGTGTCGGCCAGAACCGCCAGCTCGTATTCGTCGGTCGCCTCCATCTTCATGCGCTTTTCCACAA